CTATTTCCCATTTAACTTATTTACCAGTTTTCCTAATTTTTCAGATTTAATTTTGTCTCGATATTCAAGAATAAGGTCTTGAATCTCTGTCTTGATTGTGATCAGCTTATTTTTCTCTGAATTGATCCTTGCGTTTTCTTTTGCAACCTCTCTTCTTAAAGAACCGAGCTTCTCTGTTAACTCAAAGTCTCCAGTTCTCTTGTCTCTGATTATTCGGTCTAGGTTTTGAATTTCTTTTTTCTTAGAAGCGATATGAGAATCAAGAAGTTTCAAATTCTCTGTTAGAGATTTTTTAATTGACCTTGAACTTTCAATGTCTTTAAGAATGGCTTCATAATTAGGGATTTCTTCTTTTGCTTTTTCAACAAATTTCTTGTCCTGGAGTATTTGATCTTTTTCTCTTCTCATTCTTTCCAGATCTTTATTAAGCTCATAAACAAAATCTGATTTTGTTGTGATATCCTTATTCATTCTGTCGCGCAGTTTGGTTTTTTCATCAAGCTCAGAATTGGTTTTGTTCAGGGAAGAGATAATCTCGCACAGTTGCGCTTTCTTATCTTCAAGTTCTCTAATTAATTGGCCTTGCGCGTTCTGATGCTTTGTTTTCTTGTTCGCTAATTCTTCCAGTTCTTTTCTACATTGCTCGATTTTCTTTAAATCAATTTCATAATTTTTCTTTACCTCTTGTTTCTTATAAATTTCCTCGCAAATGGAAGATAGATTTTTAGCCCAATTGTTAACTTGCTCTTTTATCTCGATCAATCTCCGACCTTCTCTCTCGGCAGCTTTTTTGTTTGACCTTAAATCTTCTAAAGAATTTTTTATTTGGTCCTGAATTTTCAACTCTTCGGCCTGAAGAGATTTAAGCCTGCTTTCGCTTGCTTTGCTTAGGATAACTTTGACTGGTTTTATCAACCCCATTTTCACTCTCCAAATGATACTATGTTCACAGAACCCGTATGCCCAGCCGTGGTATCTATGAAGATGTTTGTAACGCCGAACTTGTCAACAGTAAAGCTTGCCCCAGCAGTAATCGTGATAGGGTTTGCATTGTCAGAATTCAAATAAACAGTTATTGCCTCAGATGTATCCTCGTTTGTGATCGTAGTATCAAAAGAAGTAGTTACCGAACCAAACATGCCCCCAGTGTTTTTAACGTCATAACCGTCAGCGCTCGCTCCAGGACTTAAGCTTGCTGCCTCGTGGAATCTTGATGTTGCCTGCTCTGCCACGACAATAACTCTCTGGGCTGTGTTTCCATTAGGATCCTCTGCATAGCTTGTTCTGTGCCGGTCATCTAAGGTTTTGGGAATAGCCATAATTGAAATTGCCTGGCGTTTTATTTAAAACCTTTTTGACAATCAGTAAGAAACAAAATATTTTCTTGCAAAATTCACAATCACTGAATTAATTGCAACGACCAAAGGAGTGAAATCTCCAAAACTGATTGAACCGATGTTTGCCTCTAAATAAGTTAGCACCGCTCCGATTCCAGCAATTAACGCTCCCTTGCCTACTTTGATAAGACCTTTCTTGTCAATAGTGAAGCTTGGACTTTTTTCGTCTGCCATAACCAAAAAAGCTTTTTAGTTTATTTAAAATGTTTTTGACCTCACAAAATTATCTTCAAAGCTATCGCTGTTAAGACAGTTGCCATGTAATATCCAACTCTTTTCATCCATTTAACGTCTGATTCTATCTTTGTAATTCTATGATTCAGAGTTTCTATAAGATTGTCAAAGTTTTTTTGGGTTAGTTTCATCTTAGAAAGCATACCCCACTGTTATTGTCAAGCCGCCTATTGAGGCAAGAGCCGTTAAAGGCAAGGGCGTGAATGTTGGCGTGTGGTCGTGCCTGTATTGAAAAGGGATAGAAGTTGTGTGAGAGTGGGGTGGAGATGTTGTCTGTCCAGAGCCGTCATTCACGGCAGATCCGCTATTGCTTGATCCTGGAGCTTGCAATGTTACTGCCTCTGTGACTCCACCTGGAAGGTTGCTTAAAGCTCCGGTTATAGGGCTGTTTGTCTTATCATAGTCTTTTCTTACAATAACTGTGACATCTGTTCCCGATCTGCTTGCAAATTCTGCATAAGCTCCTGAAACTCCAGAGCATTGAATTAAAAGAGAATCATCTCCGACAGGCGTGTTTTGCAAAGACACTGTTATCTCTCCAGAACCATTGGTGCTCTGACTAGTAAAACTTTCCATGGTGAAAATATGGCCTGCGAAATCTGTCATATTAAGTCTCTTCAGTGTCTATTTTTGGGTTTACTTCGGTGTTGAGCAAAGTATTTTTGCAATCTGCTAACTTTGCAGAGTTGTCCTGCTCACTGTTTTTCTCTGCAGTCAAACAATCTTCCAATAACTGCTTTAAATGCGCTGAGTCGTTTACAGTGTTCACGTCAAAGCTGTATGCTCTCAAATTATCTAACTCAACAATCAAAGTATTCCCAACAATTTTTATTTCATCTATTTTCATTTTACCCTCATTATCCAAACAACTTCATAAAACGGCGAAAGCGTGTCGCCAGTAGGAACTCCAGAGTATGTTGGCCCCGACTCATAAAAAAATCCGCCAGCTGGTCCTGTGGAAAAACTGGAGTTTGACAAGCTTGAGAACCCGCCGATTGTTCCGGAAGTTGTAGATCCTCTAAGATATCTTTTTGTTCCCCCGCCTGAAGCGTTTAGATTAGGAATTGTCTGGCCATCGTATACGCTTTCTGAATCGCTTAATGTCTGCCCGTTGCATTCAACCCAGCCAGAAGGTAAGGCGGGAGTGTTTGTAAAACTTTTAAGCCACGCCATCACAGAGCCTATTGGTGCTATGTGCGTTAATGTGTTGTCTGTTGGAGTGTTTCCATTAAACTCATCTTCAACATCCTCAAAATTCTGATTAACTTCATCTGCATCTGCAACGGTTCCATTCACGAAATTAGTCGTAACAGCAAAACTCATAATATTTTCAACACCTCTTTTTTGCCCTGATCTGTTGACTCAACTTCTTTCACTAATTTGAATCCTAAAACATGAGCCAGTTCAACAATCCTGTAATAAAGCTCTTTTTTGTCTTCAACAATCCAAAGAGTAAAGCCAAGCATTTGTCTTTGAAAAGGATAAGTTGTCCGAGAATCATTGTAAAATTTCAAGCTTGTTTCTAACTTAGCTTTAAAAGCATTTATTCCAGATTCCTTAAAATACTTATTTTGCATCTCTTCAATCGTCGCCATGTTTCATCAACCCCTTCGTTTTATTTAAAACGTTTTTTACACTAATTTGTCCTTTTGAACAAAACTTATCTCAACTGTCTCTGATTTGTTTAAAGGAGTAAAAACCGCTCTACTGTAAATCTTAGGAGAACTGTCTGTATTAAATAATCCCATCTCAGATATATCATAGCCGTTTGCTTCAAGAGTATTAAGAAAGCATCTAAACGTGACTTGCAGGTTTGTTTCATCTAAGATTGGATATCCTGAAACAAAAATTTTCGGAAAATCATCAAAACTTGCAAGCTTGATATCATCCATAACTATATCTCCATCAACCCATGTGTCTGCTGAATTCACAGAGAGCAAGGTTATTTTAGTGTAATCGCATGCTGTGATTATTGGACTCCCATTAATAACGTCTGGATTGTTGCTTGTCAATTTTGTTATGAGATTCCATCCAACAGATAAGTTAGCTTTGGGAGTTATCCACTCGTAATTGTTTGAACTGTCTGATCCAAAATTTATCTTTATGGCCTCGCTGGAGCCCAATTTGTTTAAAGTTGCGGTGTCTTTAATATAAATCCAAACGCTTAATTCTTTGTCTGTAAAATCTAGAGAAGCTGTTGTTTTCTCTACATAGGCAATTGTTGAAGAGGCGCCGTCTTTGGTTAGATTCAAGGCGTTTAAACCTTCTTTAAAGGTCGTTGAATTCAGCGAGCTTGTCATGTCTGCTGAATCTGTCCAATTTGCTGTTTCGCAATCGTCAACGCTTTCTGTTCCCGACATTGGGACTTTAATATCTAAATCAGTGTCAGTTGCTTGGGAAGTCGCTGTTCCAATTCCAACTGCAAATCTTGAAGGGGCTGTATAATCTGGAATTTCCTTGAACATTCTGTTTAGAAAAATTCTAAGTCCCTCATTTGTGACCTTGCTGCCGTTTGTCATATTTATTTTTCCTCTTTATTTTATTTAAAACGTTTTTAGTGATACCCAATAATCACAACTTTAGTTAAGGTTCCTGTTGACGCGCCTGATTCTGTGACTCTCCATAATAATTCTGTTCCTGGATTTGCAAATACATGAGCAACTCCAGAAGTTATTGTTTCCCAGTTTTGACCGCCATCTGCAGATGCTTCATAAGTAAATGTTCCAGATGATGTGAATGTTGCTGTGATTTGATTTATGGTTCCATTGTTCTTGTCTACTGGAAGAGACTGAACTACCTCTCCGACGTTGAATGAAACAGATCCAACTCCCCAGCTGGCTGTTGAGTTTTCTGAATCGTGAAAGTCTTCATCAATGAATTCCTCTGCATATTCATTTCCATATTGTTGCATGAAATACAAAAGCTCTTCAGAAGATCCAAATCCTAAAGGAGAGGTTCCTAAAATCCCATATTGAGAGTTTCCCAAAATAAAGCCTGCTCCGGCAATATTTCCCCATCTGAATTCTCCCCAGATTCCAGATGTCGGATTTCCCCAAACTAATGTTGTTGATTCTGTCAGATCCCTTGAATAAACAGCTCTCCATCTTGGAATGGGAACCTTAAGATTGTTGACAGGAGTGTTTGCTATATTTATCAATTCTAGAATTAAATCTTGATTTCTTACAAATTGATCTTCCAATGCTTTTATTCTTCCCTCTGTGTCCTCTTGCCAGTCCGCCATTCTCCATGGTTTATCACCTACTTGAATTTCAATAGAAGCGGAGGGATATCTATAGGTTATTTTTGTAACAATGTATTGTCCGCTTGGGGTTTTTGGAGATACATTGTCTACAATTGTAATGATTTGGCCTAACTCCGGAATGCTTGCCTCTTGATTCTTAACTAGCAAATCTCCCATAACAAACGGCAAGCTTCTTCTATTCAATATTGAGCTTGCTCTTGTCTCTGCATCAGCAATGCTTGTTATGTCGCTTATTGTCATCTGCTTTTCAAATCTTCCAAATTCTTCAATAGACTCGGAATTAACCAGATGAATGGGAGCAGGAGCTGACCACACATAATTGACTATTGCATAATTGTTTAAAGGAAAAGTCGTTCCCTCAGCTGGTTTTACTTTTTTGTTTTCTCTGTCAACATAATAAAAATGTCCTACAGATGCGTCTTTTGTTCCGCCTTCTCTTTGGGTTGTCGGCGGATTTCCTGAGTCCATGATTAATTCAACAATGTCCGGAGTTTTAGCGAGAGTAATTCCAAGTTCTTCAAAATTTTCTGTAACTCCGATCTGGCCTGTTTCTGTGATATCTGTTTGAGTAAATGCCCCGTCAACTCTCAAATCATTAATTATTTGGGATGTGTCAAAATTCCATTTAGGCAGTTTGATAATTTCCTGGCCAACTGTCAAAGTCTTCCCGGAATCAATAAAACCGCGAGGTTGAAATTTTACTTTTCTTTCTGCATCAGAATAATTTAACTGCCAATCAAGAGCTTTTTTCAAGGCAACAACTCTCTCATAGACATCTGTATTCACGCATTTGAATTGATCTATTGTTCTGCCCTCTGCTGTTCCTGAATTTTCAACATCTGCAGTAATCTCTCCATAAACTTCAATTAAATCCTTAGCAATTTCAGAAATCACGCCAGCGCTTGCATCAATATTTGAGTCATAAATATGATTAACGTTTTTTCTTACAAGTTTAATCATTTCATTCTTTGCAATTACTTTGATTTTAGCTCCTTCTGGCTGGATGTCTTCGATAAAACCATAAAAAGTTCTTCTATCTGTTGATGTTGTCCAGCCCGTCCAGATTTCAACTACCTGACCGTTAGTCAATTGAACAAGACTTTCAACGCTTCTAGGCAAGATTAATTCTGCCTCGCTTACAGCAACATCATCTTCTTTTTCATACTCCCACTCTATTAATTTTCTTGGATCTGGCAAGCCATTATCATCTTTTATCGTTATTCCATTGATAAGAACTTTTGTAAATCTCATTTTAGCTGTCTATGACACTCCCTTCAATTAACGTTAAGCTGTAATCAATCTCATTAACATCTGCCTCAACCCATGTCCATGTAAATTCCTGAATAAGGACATTTCTTGTTGCATCAACCAAGCTGCTCACAAAAATCGCACTTGCTTGCTGCCCGTTTTGCAATCCTTCAATAAATGAAATAAATGATTTTAACTCGGCTTTTGTTCCAACCTTCACCCCGTCAACTGTGATGGTCCTTTGTGTTCCCATGATATCCATAATTAAAGCATCGCTCGAATCAGAGTATGGGATTGGTTGAGCGTATAACCCAGAGCTCTTTGTCTGCTTTTCTGATTTTACAGTTCCCAAATCAATTCCAGCTATGCTTGCCATTATCTTACGCTAAACCTCCGATTAGTTTGTCTTTGCAAAACCTGGCTTACTTGGTCTGCTAATTTCTTTATGTCAGAATCGTCTCTAACCATTGGATGATTGATGTTTACGATAATGCTCCCGCCACCCATTTTTCCAAATAATTTTTCTGGCTTCTTAATCCCAATCAGAGTGTCATCAGGAGAAGTTTCGATTATTTGTCCGCCAGGCCTTAAAATAAAATCATTAGCTCTTTTACTCTCGCTTTTTTCCCTTCTTGTGAATAAACTTACAACGTAATTAACAGCGCTTCTCACAGCATTAGCAATCCAGCTTCCAATGTCCTTTAACCCGTTCCAAATCATCTCAGACACTTTTTTCATGACATTCCACATCCATTGTCTGAACTGCTGATCTAACTCATACAAATAAACAAAAAATCCTTTAATCTGCTCCCAGAAAACTATGACTATCGCTATCAAAGCAGCCACAGTAGCTACAATTGCCCCCACAACTAAAGAACCGCCAGCTGTCACAACTGCTAAAATAATCATCGCAATTGCCGCAATAATTAGGCCCACTCCAATCCAGGCAGATGTAGTTTTTCCAAATCTTTCTATTATGGATTCTGCTGACAATTCCAAGCCCTCATATAGTGCTTTGAAAGCATCCGGCAAGGTTGTAATGAAAATCTCAATCAAAACGGGAATAACATCACTCATGACAATTCTAAGCATTTTTAGAAAGGGATCCTTGACTAAAACCCAAATCTTGGCTATGAATTCCATCAAGGTTGTAAATGCCTGGACTAGTCCATCTCCAACGCTGCCCAATAAATCAGACATCCATTGACCCATGTCTAATTCTCCAGATGTGACTCCTCCAACTGTTTTGGCTGCTTTTTTAGCAGCTGCCCCCAAAGCTTTCAACACAGGCAATAAAATAGGAACCAGCGGAAGAAATAATAAGAAAATGATTAATCTTAGAATATTGAGAATTCCTTTAACTACTGGATTGCTCTGAGCAAAAGCCAATCCTTTCTTTAACAGTCCACCAACAAGCATGATTCCGCCAATAACAAGACCTATGCCTGCAAGCAATTTCCCAAATCCAGCTACTTTTGATCCTATCCCAGAAGCTCCAGAGCTAGCTCTTGCTCCACCGCTTGATCCGCCAAATCCAAGGCTTCCCATCAATGATTTTGTCTTTTCATGAAAAGACTCAGCAATGCTCTTGCCAAGACTTTTTCCTTCTTTGTCTCCCCTAACTTCAATAGGGATCTTAATTTCCATATCTGCCATAGTTATTTGAACAACTTGCTGAGAACTCTTGCAAAAGCATTTTCTAGGCGCCGATCATCTGTCTTTTGGAATTCTTTTTCAAGCTCCAAAATGTAGACCATTCTGTCATACGGAATTCTGTCAACTTGCTCTGGAGTCCAGTGGAAATAATGAGCAAAAAAGCAATACATTACTTCGTTGTTCAGATCGTCATGGTCCTGATGAAAGCCTCTCAGAGTTTCCCTGATCAATCTTTTTTTTTAATGTCAGGTTCTGCAAACTCTTGATATTCTATGAACAGATAGTCAGATACTTCAGCAGGCAGTTTCTTGATGCTTTCAATGTCAAAAGCAAACGGAGCTTTCACGATTGCTTTTGCCAGAATCTGCTCTTGGATCTCAGCATCATTCACTGTTATATTTGGCTGTCCGCCCAGGATAACGGTTTTTGTCGCTGAACTCCTTATCTTGTTTCTCACGCCAGTTGACAATTTTCTGACAGTCACGATTTCTTCTTTATCGTTAACTATCAGGGGAATGTCTTTGGTTTGTTCCACTACCTTGTTATCCTCTATCTGGATTCTCGGAACATCTTTTTGTTCTTGCGTCATTCTTTTTCCTCCAATTTAATTATAGCACAAAATAAAAAATTAAGGCGTAATGTTGCTTGCCTGTGCTGGAGCAAATTCTTCACTGTTTGTGTAAACAACATTTGTCAAAGTTCTGGTAAAACCAGCCATGTCGTCTTTGACTACCTCTGTTGGCGATTGCGGGAGCGTGTTTTCGTTGAAGTGCACATTTGCAAAATTGAACACTATTGTGTCCCCATCTGGATTTGTAAACGTCAAAATCATGGTTGCCATTTCTCCAGAACTTGTTTCATCTGGAGCCAATCCAGTTGCGCCATCATAGAATTTCTTTAACAAAGCATAATCTTTGATTGCAGTTGTCAACCTGAAATTATACTCTCTCTGTTTTGCCACAACGCCTTGAGCAAATCTGCTGCCTGTCCCATAGACTAATTCAACAGTGTTCATTATTGTCAGTTCTAAATTCTGAACAGCTGCCGCGATCTGACCGTTAATGTCAATCACTCCGCCTGCAAACGTGAAGTTCTGGAAATTATCTGCTACTGCTGGATTTGCTGACTCTGTGAGTTTGTCAAACCTGTAAGGACACTCTAAGGTTATTCTTACTGGTTCGTTAACTGCCGCAGTTAAAGTCATTGTGTTTATAACACAACCAAGGAAAGTTTCATATCCTGTCGTTGTTCCAAACTCTGCTTCTCTGGTTACCGAAAAGCTTGGCAAAACATCTGTTTCTGTGTAGGTGTGCGTGTAAGGTCCTGCGCCGCCATCAGCATTTGTTCCAAGCAAACCTAACAGCCAATATCCATTAGTCATGTTCATGTTCACTGTCAAAGTTCCTTTATATCCTAAAGGAATTATTGCGCTCGGATTTCTGTCTCCAACACCATAAACTTTTCTTTTGTCATGACTTCTTAAAACAGAAGAGTCAACGCCCTGGCCAAAAGCAACATAGGTTTCATCTGAAGCCAAATGCTGAGCTATCTGCACGCTGTATGCGTCTGGATCTTCATAAGCAAACTTTATTCCTGTTTGCGCTCCGCTTATGTATGAGTCTGTGATTTTTCTTACCTCCTAATTTAATTGATGTTAAACATTGCCATGAAATCTGCATTTCTGTGCAATATAACGTTGCTCCTATCAGGACTGTTAATTAACGGTCCTACCAAAGTTGGTTTTATGAAAGGAGCATGAAAGAAAGTTTTAGAGTTAGCAATCATAAGATTTCTTATTGCTGTGATGTAATTGTCTACTTTGTTTGGGCTGTCAGCATAAACCATGATTGTTATTGCAACATTTGAAATAAACAAAGTTCCACCAACTCCAAGAGCATCTGTGGTTGTTGACATAATGTCTACTGCAATTCTTGGATAAGAATGAATCTTCAAATCGTCTCTTGGAAAATCTCCCCAAATTTTATCAGAACCATAATCATACTCTATTTCAAAGTCTCCATTTTGAGGATTTGCAAAAGTTATTTTGCAGGTCTTTGCTGTAATTGGTCCGAAAGAATAATCAACAGTATAATCTTTTCCAAACTTTAGAGGAGTTGAATCCACTTCTATCGATCTTATATTTTTCACGTTTACCAGATTGATTATGTGTTCTGTTTCTCCGCTGAAAGTTCCGGAGTTTGTTGTCCTTGTGACTCCCCTTAATGCTGTTGTTAAAATATCATTATTTCTTAGAAAAACCACAATCTCTTCTTTTAAATCTGTTATCTGGAAGGTCATGATAACTGCCTCTTTATATTGTCCAAGACAATTGATTTTAGTTTTGTATTAACAGCTGTTCTGACAAACGGCTGCGGTCTTGTTCCCTTTCTCAAAATTCCTTTAGAAACTCCGTAAGCTGCTGATTCGTCTCCGAGCTTTCTCTTAGCCCAATCCTTTAATTCTTCAGGATCAACATAGTGGGGATTTGTTCCAAACTCAATATCAAGACCGTAATTTAACATCTTGATAAAAATCACTCCTTCTTTGACCTCTGCATGAACAGAAAGTTTTAATGCTCCTGTATCAACAGGAACTGTAAGAACTAACTCGTTAACAAAATCATTCGCTATGCCCCAAAGTGCTCTTTTTACAACTTCTTCTATTTCTCCCATTTAAACCTCTTGGATTTTGATATCCTCTTGGATAATTGGAAAACCTCTTGGAACTATTTAAAACGTTTTTGAATAACTCAAGAATTAGTCAACCTTAAACAAAATCACGGTCTTAAACAATTCTGTGCCGTTAGCAGATCTCTTTAAAACATTGTCAACTCTATAAGTCTCTCCATCATAATCAATCAAATCCTCTTTATTCATTTCTTGATCTTGTCTTATCATTAAAAAAGCATCACCCAATTCAGTCAGCCCTTCTTTGTCCCAAGAATATCTAATTCCTCTTTTGACAAAAACAACTATTATGTCTTCGGGAGTTCCATTAACATATTCTGCTGATCCTGTAATGTTTGAAATAACTTTTGTCTTTGGCGTTCTTGTTACAGTCACGCCTAAGTCTTGCAGCGCATTATTCAAAAAATCTGCTTCTACTATCCCAATGTCTGATGCTGGCATTTTATCCTATTGCAGGCCATTTAGGCAAGCTTTTAATTAAATAGTCTCTTTCTCCAACCCAAGAGTCAAGGTTTTTCTGAAAATGAGGATACGGCACTCCTTTGGTTACCTGATAATCTGGAGTTTGATAAGAAGTCGCAAAAGTGTAAGTCTGACCGATCATGTAAAGAGCGCTCATGATTGCCGCAATTGCCCCAGCCAATAACTCCACGACTCTTGGAACTTGCAGTTTAATAACCATAGAGCTTGAAAGATGGCTGTAAATCAAATCACAGTTTAAATCATTTGAATTGAGAGAGTTGATCTGTGTTACTTCTTCCCATCCATCCAAACCAACAATTCTTATCCAGTCTCCTTGGGCAAATTTAGTTCCATCTTCAACGCTGACTGTTTGTCCGATCCCTGGAATATTATCAGATTGCGTTTCTTGATTTGTTGTTGATTCTTCCAGCCATCCCCAGATAAATTTTATTTTAACGTTTCTTAAAAGATTGTTTCTGTAAAAATAAGTTTGTTCTGCCGTAGGCAATAATTGTATTTTTCCCTCAGGATAAAATCTTAAGTTTGACAGACTAATCGGAGTTTGATCTATCTCTACATTCAAAACTTTAAGCAACGGCAATTTCCTAATATGCGTATAATTGAATTGTTGGCCATCCTGAATTTCCATTGTCTTTTTAGGATTTGAAGTTGTGTTCATAATCCTGTCAACCTCCGCATCTGCTTGTTCAAGAATTCGAGCCATCTGCGTTGGATTAATCTCATTCACAGTAATTCCTACTTTGTCATAAACATGGTCTGCAGTTGTATAGGTCATTTTTTGCTCTTTTTGGATTTAGATTTCTTTGGAGCAAGAACTTCGTTAATCTCCTTTTCTTCTTCTTGAGTTAACTCTTCTTCGCTAACCTCTCTAACGCTAGTGTCAACTTGTTTTTTTACTCTCCAAGCATACTTTCCATCTTCTCCAAGGTATCTTTCAACATCTGCCATTTTCTTTATTAAATAAAGGGAGGGCTAAGATTAGCCCCAGCGTAATCAAACGCCAATTGCCACAAGTGAAATTTCCCCAGATGAAACGTCAGTGAAAATAACTTTATTCTTTTCCACTGCGTCAATTGTGAAGTTTTCCACTGTTCTCGCTCCAGCTGAAACATTATAACAAGACAATACTTCTTTAACTTCCGTGAAGTCTTGAAGTATCACCCAGTCATCTTGTTCGCCTTTGGTCGCAGTGTAAACTCCAACTTTCATCGGGGTTCCAGTGATTGTAACAACATTTCCGATCGCACCTACTCTTGTTTCGGTTATTTCTTCAGCTACCATTTTATCTGACGATTGCAAAGACATGGGCAGTTCCAACAGTTGCGCTAGTTAGGGTGATTTTGTTTGTTGCATCCTCGATTGAGAAATCACTCTCAACTTTGTTTGCCCCATCATCAACCATGACCTTAGCCATGAAGATTTCCTTGACATTGCTTAGGATAACTGTGTCATTCTGCGTTGCATATGGTGCAGTTGCATACACTGCCCTAATACCTGAATTGTCAGTTCCGCCAACAGGAGAAACTTCCTTTGCTGATACAGTTTCATCTGTCATTTTGTCTCCTACTTGATGTTGGTAATGCTCGAGCAGAATTGAGTGTTTCTGATGATAAGACATTCATATATTTTCAACATGAACTTTTCTGAGTCATTAGTTTTAGCCAACTCCTCATAAGTCATATCTTGTAGAACTCTCATTTCAACCACTTGCATGTCCAGGAAATAAATTGCTTTACTTCCGGATGTGTTGCTCATGAACATTGAAGGAATCACAGGGACGGGTCCAACCATTGTATGCAATACAATTGACTGGAATCCCCAAAATACCTTTTCCTGAGCTTGCAAGTAACCGATCTTGTTCTGTAATAAACCAAGAACATCGGTATAAACTCCGCTTGAGCACACGGACAAGTTTGGCCTGCCACCATCATCGAATGCGTTCTGAACTGCTGAATTGACATCGTCCAAATTTAGGTCTGTGGATGATTTGTCAACTGTGTTCGTTGTCGCCATCAACTTAATAATTCCATCAAACTCATTAGGGTCTGAGGAAACATCTCCATTGATAATCAAGTTCTCTTCAAGCTCTTTCAACTCTCTTGCTTTTACAAGCACTTCAAGTTGCTTAGCATTTGGAGCTGCCTGGTCGCCGAACATTCCCGTCGCTCCGCCTTGGCTCTGGAATCCAGATAAGGCATATGGAGGGATGGCTGCTCTAGCCTGCCCAGTAACTCTGCCAACTGCATAAAGGTACTTGATTGGCGTTGACCTTCTTGTTAAAGACGTGTTAGTCTCTGCCAAGTTTGAGTCTTCAGCTGCAACAAATCCACCACCTTTTGCCGTGATGACATTGAAGTCAGCAGTCAAACCGAAGTTAGAAACCCTAGGAATTATTTCAGTTAAAGGAGTGTTCTTCCTTGACTGATCTATAATCTTAGGATCAACATAAACAGGAACAAGTGCTACGCCAGCAGTTCCGGCTCCGCCAGTAGTTGTGGTTAAAGCTTTAAGTTGGACATTGTTTTGTCCAAACATGTTGCCCCTCATGTCAACTGTATAGTTGAATGATTTCACATCTACTTCTGTATATCTAGTCTCTGAAGGCAAAGCCCCGAAAGACTGGGTATATGCTCCGAAAGCGCTGATGTTATAAGATCCAGTTTGTGCCATTCTAACGAATCAACTCGATTGGTGTTGCTACCTTTTCATTTAATTGTGGCTCTGAGCCTGGCAAACCTTTCATTACAGGTTTTTCAAGGCTCTTGGATAGTTTAGAGACTTCAGCTTTCAAAGATTTGATCTCTGATTTCAAAACGCCTAAATCGGACTTGGATTCTTTCTCCTCATCCTCGTCTTCATCTTCAGAATCAGCCTTTTTGTTTTTCTTGGCCTCTTCTTCTTTTTCAGACATCTTTTGTTTCAACTCCGCAACTTGCGCCTTCAACTTTGTCACATCTGCTTCGAGATTTGACTTAGTCTCGGTTTCAGTCTTAGAGTCGTCTGATTTAGCGTCTTCAGATTTCTCTTCTTTGCCGGCTTCAGTCTTCTTTTCTTCTTCCATTTTTTTAGCCGTTTCAACCGCCTCTTTCGATTTGGATGAATGTGATGTGTGATCTAGTGGGTTATTCATTGCTGTTAGCGCCTTCGCTACAACATTCTCTATTTTGCATTCTTCATTAATCGGATTTCCGGTAATTCCCACATTGATTAATTTAACTTTTGATAAAACTCTGACAGATTTCGCCCCCATCCATTGAGTTATGGATTCAATCGGTTTGAAGGTGATTGAAAAAGCATCCAGATAACCTTCTTTAATGCTGCCCCATAATTCCTGAAACTCTTTGTGATAAGGATTTAATTCGACTTTAACCCTTAAGCCCTTTGCGTCAACATTGCTTTCAATAATCTTTCCTCTTGGATTAAGGCCCATGTTTTCTTCTATAATTGTTTCATGGTCCTTGTCAAATTTGAGAGTTATATTTCCTGTTTTAATCTGTAAATCCATGTCTTGCAGGCAATCTTCAGTGACTAAGTCATTAACACCATCTATTGATTTTGTGGAAATGTAACCAGTAATAATGTATTTCTTTTTTCCTTTGACTACAAGTTCCTGAAACTCTATTGATTTAGAAACTGCGTAAAAAGACTTTGTCTCTGCCTCTTCTTTTAATGCTTGAATCTGCTCCATATGTCGGAAAGCTCTGCAATTTATTTAAAACCTTTTTGAAGATTACTCTTGAACATAGATTACTCTTGATCTGCAATTGGGATGAGCTGGAGGCAACTCATGAAGATTACCATTGATGTCTCTAAACTTCTCATCCATCTTAACAACTTTTCCATTTAATCCAAGGCAAATGTCAGAGGTTCTGTTGTCAACTGTTGCAGCCCATTTCTTCTTCAACTTCAATCCAGATTTCTTTGCTGCAAGATAATTCCCAATGTTCTCTGCTCTGTTAGATTCTGTCCTCGCGATTGTCTTTGCCCTTGTTTCAGCAAGATCAAACTGCTTCTTTATTCTCTGCCTGATTTTATTTGGCAGTTCTCCATTCAAAACTCCAATTGTGACCTCTTTTCTTATTTTGTTCATCAATTCATCAGCCAGATCTTTAAGATTTTCTTGAACGAATTCGTAAACTTCTTTTGCCTCATTAGGGCTTGCAGCCGTGTTAATTTGTAAGTTCTTCTCAATATCTTCTATTCCTTTAGAAATAGATTTGTCCATGTATTTGTTGACTTTCACCTTGAAATCTTCCCCGTCAAAAATCCCTTTATACTTGTCGGTCACATTCTTGAACTTTGATTTGATGTTAACGTAACCGCCCTTGATCTCTGCCAGATAACTCGGAGCAAGTTCTCTTTTTAACTCTTCATTAATCTCCTTCCGAACTTCTTTTAATCTTTTTGCAACATCTTTCTCTAGAGGCACGGCATCTTCATCTTTAGCATACCATTGATCTCTCTGCATTTCTCTATAAAGCTTAGCCATCTCTCTTTGAGTCATTACCTTGCCAAACCCTGATTTCTTCTCCACATCTTTGTCTTTATCTTCTTTATCTTCAAATTCTTCTTTCTCTGGCTCTGTTATCTCAAGCTCTTCCAACCCCAACTCTTCAGTTCTTATTTCATTGGCTGTTTTCAATCCCATCCTTATTTGAGCTTCATACAATTGATGTTGTTTAAGATCTTCATCCAAGTCATAATCAATAAATCTAAACTCGAGCTCTGGATGACCAAACTCCGGCATGATAAAAGTGTTAATGTGATATTGCAGCACGCTTAATAATGGTCTGACAGCTTTTCTCTTTACAACCTTGTCATCAACAACTGCGACTGCTTTGTTCACATCTTCAGTATATCCCATCTCTGTTGGCGTGACTCCGAAACAAGACCAAACTAATTTAGTAAACCATTTTTGCTGCTCCAGCACTTCCATGTCCTTGCTTGTTAATTGAATAGGCACATGTTTAACTGGAAGATTTGTAAAAACAGATTTGAAATGTTTCTTTTTTGTGTTTCCATAATTGTCTTCGAACATATATTGAGATTGCAATTGTTCTCTCCATGCTTTTAGTTGCTCTGTGCTTGCACCCTCAATGCTCATGAATCCGGCAGGAGTGTTGTTATTCAAATAAAAATCAAGATTATATTCTCCGCCGTAAACTAAAGTTAAGATCGTGTCATGCAAAATCTCAATAGGTGATCTTCCATAAATAGAGTCTGTTCTTGGATTTGCCATCATGTAAACTATCTCTCTTTTTCCAAACGGCACAGGCCTTGCTCCAGCTGTCCAACCATATTGAAAATAAGCTGCCTTTTCCTGATACAAGTCATCATATAACTGATTTCTAAAGAAATGAGCATAATCTGTTCCCTTCTCAAACGATTCTAAAACTCCTTTTTCAACATCACCTGGTAAGCCGCCAGTTAACAAAGTTCTTGTTGGAGGAACCACTATGTCAACTCTGTCTCCAATGTAACCGTAAATGTCAGGGTTCTTAAGAAAGGTCCCGCCGTCTCTTGCAAATAATTGAGAAAACTCTCCTTTTTGATTGAATATTTTAACTCCAACACCAGCGTCAACTTCGCAAATATCCCTCACCCATGATCTTACCAAATGTTCAAATGATTCCCCGTTCTTGTTAGGATGCCTGAAAAAGTTTTTGATTTGCATCTTCACTTCTTCATCTATCACATCTCCTTCTTGCGAACAATCCTCTTTCAAAAAAATATCATATCTAACTGCCGACACTTCATCCTGAAGAGTTTTGATGACTGAAAAAACGTAAGGATTTTTAGCCAGAGTTCTCAGTTGGATAACATTGACATCTCTTGGAAAACCATAAGGTGGCTTGTATAAAAACCAAGGAATATATGCTTTGAAAATATCAGACTTAGGAGTGCCTACATTCCAACCCATCTGAGGTTCAGGTTGCTTGGCTTCTACTGCTGCGCCTGAGAAAAACGCCTTTGTTATAAGGTTCCTGAATGTTGATTTAACTGACATGAGTAGGAATGCATCATAATGGTTTTTGCTCTCAAAACTATTTAAAACGTTTTTAATTGAAGAGCATAGCTCCAGTATTCCATCTTGTTGCAACTTCATATGCATATCCGAGAGCAATAGGAATATCTGGATGAACTCCAATTTCAACCAACTTTTCTTCTTCTTGCGCAAAACTAATACATTCGTTCCTTAACTCATAAGATTTCTTTTTTGCTTCGTAAGACATGCACGGAATTTCTATTTTGTTTTGCTCTAAAGCTGTGCCTAACCTTAAAACTAAATTCCTCTTGCTCACTGTAATAAAACCTTTGGAAGCTTTTGAGTTTTCTTCTCTTTCATCTCTGTTTCCTGTCCAAAATCTTTTTATTGGAAGATTTAATGAATTAACTTTGTCAATTACAGATTTAATAGAATTCTCTTCCAAACCAATTAAATCAAACTTATACACCGAATTCAACTCCTTAATAAACTCTAGCTGATCTAAGGCTGACATTCCTTTCTTTGTTATGATATCCAAGATAATCCAATGCCTTATGTTCTCTCTCTTAACTTCTCCTAAGATAACAAAAGCTGACCTGTCTGCTGTAATCCTATCTGAAAATGCAAAGTCAACACCAAGATAGACAGCATCAACAAAATCGGGCCGAGTTTTGTAAACATCTAATTCCGAATTTAGACATTGGTCAACCCATTCTCCTTTAATTAAAGAATTTGTGTCGTCTATCGGATCTAACATGTATTCGCATTGAAATCTTACAGAGCCGATTCTCTCTTTCGTTTGCATAAGGTCTTTCCAAGTCCATCTTTTTGGAGAAAGAATTTTCTTTTTATCCCAGTCAACTATTGCAGGCAATTTTTTGAAGAAGTAACCATTGTCTTTCAAGTGAAATAAAATGTCTGAAAACCTTAATGGGGTTCCCGTAACTTGAACCATTGCCAATTTGTTTGTTGTTGTTCCATCAACCGCCCCATCCCACTTATCCTTGATTGCCTGATCTACCAGTGTTGAATTTTCAGTAACAAGATCGTCAGCATGTAATCTGTCTATATGGTTTCCTCTTATCGCCCTCTCCCCGATAGCTCTTAACAAAATCATATGCCCATTTTTCAAATACATAACTCTCTCATTCCAATAAGCATTCTTTTGTGTTTTATCAACTCCTTCTGGAATAAGCCAGCGTAACTCTTTATTTTCATAGAAAAAATGTTTTATTCTCTCTGCCCATGTGGCCTTAGCTGCGCTGTCTCCGGCAATTAACATCTGCTGTTGAATTCTTTTTTTAGTTGGATTAAAAGGATTTATCGGTTGCGTCGCGGCCATGTAGATGGTCGTCCAAACCCCTACTAATTCTGTCTTGCTATGGCCTCTCGGCAATTGCATTAAGCAATGTCTTTTCTTCCACATGCTACTCCATAGATCTCGGTAATAATCCTCTTCTACAAAGTCCATCTGCATATGTGGCTTCAAAAACCACTTTACAAATTTAATAAAATTCTTGTAAGTTGGATTTCTAAGCTTTCCAAGTAAGGATGCAAATTGCTCAATCTCATTGTAGCTCAGTGTTTCCGATGGCATCTTTAAACATTTTAAGGTCTGCTTTTACAGTTTCAACAGCCTTCTCATGATTCTTTACTATTTCTTCAGCTTGAAGTCTTTGCTTGTATTTTTGCAGCATTTCCATTTTCTTCTTAAAAGAATTCCTCGATATCCTTTCTTCGAATTTTTTCAAATCTCTTTCTTGCTCTTTGCTCAACTTTGGAAAACTCTTAAGCTGTTCTTGAGATGTTTTCAATCCGCCCTCAAATTTATGCAGTTGCGTTTCCAAGTCTTTTAGAGCATTCTTGATTCCCTCTTTTGTTAAGATTTGTTCAATCTTTGCCCTATGTTCTCCAAACATAATTTGATTTTTCGGATTGGTTTCATCAGGTCTGCTTAAAGGTCCTTTTTCGGTAACATGAACGTGAAGCTCTTGTTTAACCGGATCAAACGTAGCGCTTTTTTCAGTTTTTTGCTCAGACATATTTTCCTCCCTTGTAATTTTTTCTTTTTTTGCAATGCTTTAATGTGCTTGTTGCAAAACCTTCCAAGAGAGGTTTCCCAGTCTGCCACATTTCTGCATTGACCATTCCCATACTCGCAAAACGCATTACTTCCCATATTTCCTCAAATTCACTTTATTTTTGCACTCCGGACACTTGATTTCATTAGGAGCTTTTTTCAGAATGATCTGTCCTTTTCCGCACTTACAGCACTTCATAATATAGAAATTCTTTGTTTCAAAAACTCTGTAATTGCCAGCTCTTCTTGCTGTTGAATTGCAATAAGGACAACGCTTAATTCCATATGTATTCGGCTGGACTATTTTATGCATTAGCCCTGCCCCCTGACAACATCCTCTCTAGTTTCTCTTGTTCTTCTTTTGTAAGCTTGTTATAGATATTTTCCCAGCTTTCAACATGACCCTGAAATTCTCCCGATTGACCTATAATCTTAATTGGGTCTGCTTCTTTTGGCTTTAATCCCCACGCTTCAAGCTCTTCCCTTACATGCTTTCCCGCCTGGATTAATATTGCGATAGTTCTAATTTTTTCTTCATTATTTGTTGATGTAGATAAAATTCTCAGCGCCTGTTTTAATGATTGGTCTCTTTCAACTTCAAGATCTATTTTTATCTCCTCAATTTTTGATGGTTTGTAATTTCCCTTAATCCATTTGAAATCCTTGTAAATTGTTCTTTCACTCACATTATAGTGCTTAGCCCAGATTTTGATGTCATCTGTTGCGTTTCTGATGCCAATTTTCTTCACAACTCCTAGCAATTGCATCCTTCTTTCCTTGCACTCATTTTTGACCGCGTTTTGCCCGCGATTCCCTTTAAATGGCCATTCAAAACTTTCGGATTTTGCCCGCGATTGAACCTCTTTTTCTGTCATAATTTCACCGCCTTTTTTCCTGTGAAAATCTCCCATCTTCCAATAATGATTTCAACATATTTCGGATCAAGTTCCATGATGTAACAAATTCTATCAGTTCTTTCACAAGCCATTAATGTGCTGCCACTGCCACCAAACAAATCAAGAACTGTGTCTCCCGCGTCCGAGCTGTTCTGGATCGCAGTCATAATTAACCTAACTGGTTTTTGAGTTGGATGAACATACTTTCCTGTGGCTCTACGCCTTACAAACCAGACATCGCTTTGGTTTCTTTCTCCTCTAAATTTTTTGTTGTCAAAATAAAAATACATCATTTGTTCATAAGCTGAATGATAATCTCCTGGAAGAATTGAATAGCCATTTTTTACCCAGATAATCATTCTAGCCCTATTCTTTAAATTCTTAGAAACCCAGCTATAGATTGGCCCTACTTGCTTTGAACCGCAGCATATGTAAACAGCCCCTTCGCATATCCCCGTGTTAATCAAATTGAGCAAGTCAAGAATCTTAAAATTCACATCCCCCATAATTCCGCCCAATTCCTTAACTCTCCTTCCGCCCTTTCTTCTTTCTTCCGGCACATAATTAACTGAATAAGGTGGATCTGTAAAAATCATAGTGCTGACTTTTTTGTCTATTAGTCTCTGAACGTCAATTAAGCTTAAACTATCGCCGCACATTAATCGATGCTTGCCTAACAAAAAAATATCTCCTTTTTTAATTTCCAATTGCACACCTCAGTACATGCTTTCCTAACCTTGGATATACACAATTTCTCAGCACTTGCCTTTTGTTTTTTAATTTTATATTCATTAAATTTAGTCTGTGCAAGTCGATAAGTTCAGGTATTTGAGCCTCTCTTATTATTGCTTTTCTCTGTGAACCTTTAGAAGCTCGTCTATTCATTGTTCCGATCTGATGTTCAAAATCTATTTTGGATATTGTGAAATTACTCCAGAAACAATGCCTCCCTATTTTTTGTGGTTCTATTAATGGTTGATAGTACGGCTTAACATTTTCTACCACCCACTTAACTTTGCAAAAATGTTTAAGGAATATAATTTCTTCGTACAACTTCATGTCAGGATATCTAAATATTCCCTGTCCTTTTAGGAAATGATTACACCCTGAATGGCTTTGACATGGTGGGCTACTCCAGATAAAATCAAATTCTTTAAAGTGTTCCAGTAAATATTGATGTGCATCTCTAATTATGATAACATCCTTTGGAAATAATTTATGATACACATTTGCTATTTCTTGATTGTTCTCTACGGCTGTGACTTCTACATTCTTCCATAACTTTCTGTTTCCTCCGATCCCTGCATAAAGATTTAAAATTTTCAAATTTTCTTATCCCCCACTTTTTTAATCACTTCAAACTTTGCAGCAGGTTTATAGAACAGATATCTTTCGATGACTAAGCTGACATAGTTTGGATCTAACTCAATGCCATAGCCCTTTCTTTTCAATTGGTCAGATGCAATTATTGAGGTTCCGCTTCCAAGAAATGGATCAAGAATTATCTCATTCTCAAAAGTGAAGAATCTAATACAGTTAAAAGGTAATTGAGTTGGAAAGGGAGCAGGATGATTTCCGCCAAGGTTTGTTTCAGTCATCATTTCCCAGACATTTCCTGCGTACTTGTTTAGCAGGATGCTTGGAATCTGTTCTTTTTTCTCTCGCTTATCCTCTCCAAATTTGTAAGTTATCAACGTGTCATAAATTTCTGGCTTTTCTTCATTTGAATAAATTTGAATGATCTCTGTTTGAACCTTTGGAATGTAATATCTAGGAAAAGGATTTCTGTTTGTAATAGTCCCGCGAGCGCTTCCCGACGGCTTGCTCCAATAAATATTTCTAAAAAAGATAAATCCTAGTCTCTCAAGAACCTCATCATATTTTGCAGGCATATTAATTGGTCCCCACTCTCTTCCAATGTTCACGCAAATAAATCGGCCTCTGTTCAAGAAAGTCTTAACGTTATCAAAAATAGATTTAATCATTTCGATGTACTCTTTGTAATCTTTGTTATCCCTATATTTTCCATACTTGATATCAAGATTATAGGGCGGACTCGTAACGAGCAGATCAACCTTATTTTCTCCAAGTAAGTTTCTTAATATTTTAGGATCAGTCGCGTCTCCGCAAATTATTCTATGCTTTCCATCCAAAATAACAATATCTCCCTCTTGTATGCTATATTTGTTTTCTAAATCAAAATCATCCTCAGTTGAAGAAGCATAAATTTGTTCTTTCTCTTTTTCTTTTAAAGCTAAGAGATAATTTATTTCTGAATTGTCAAACCCAGTTAAGTTGAGAATGTCTTCATTATCTTGTTCAATTTGCGTCAAGAGGTCAATTAATTTTTCTTCTTCGAATCTGCCGCCAATCTTGTTCATAGCTAAGTTAAGAGCCCGCTCTCTGTTTAAGTCCAAATCTACAAGCATGCAAGGAACTTCTTTCATCCCCAATCTTTTAGCAACTTCAAGTCTTTGATGACCGCTTATTACAATATTTTCTCTTTCTGGGTTAGCATTAACGACTATTGGTTGAACCATTCCAAATTCCTTCACAGATTTCTCTAATTTTTTCAGCTCATCTTTGGTTATTTGTCTAGGATTATACTCAGAATCTTTCAAGCTGCTAATTTGAATTTGCCTTATCTTATCCATTGTGCCTATCTCCAATTTTCTTTATTATCTTGGATACATTGCTTTCCATCTGCTGCAAAACTTGACCCAACATTATTTGATTTTCAGAACTGGTTTTCATCATCTCTCTTAGTTCCTTGAAATTGCTATGGATCTCTTGAGTAGTAATCGGGCGAGATTTCAGTGAATTAAAGAAATCTTGCACTTTCTCATTGTCAACATCAGCATCTTTTGGATGGACAGTTTCAGCTTCATGCAAATTATAAGAATTATCTATGATAAACCATAACCCATTTCCTGAATAAACTTCTAACTTGTCTCCCTTGTCATCATACTGCTTAGCTAAAGCGTTCTTGACGAGAGCATAATGTTGTCTTGTAACTCTGAACCTGTATTGTCCCTTCACGCTGAAATAACCGCCTAGAAATCGCTCTAATGCCCTTACAAGCTTGAAAAAATGGTGGATTGCGCAACTCTTAGCATCCTTGGCCAAATCAGCGACATAGCTTTCTTTTTCATAAATGATGATAGAATTATTTGTAAGATGTACCTTTCGTCCATTAAACTCTAATCCCTGACCACCGCCAAATAAATGTTTGAGTTCTTCAAAATCAATTTCTTTTTTTCTTAGGATTTCAGCTCTCTTGTCCCAATTCTTCAATCCTTCAGGTATTAATAGTTTGAACTGAAATGCATGGCCTCTAACTTGATCTTGTTTAAGAACTTCAAATTTACTACCCCAGTTGGTAGTAGCTACCCGGGTTGTTTTTTTGAACTTCTTTTTGTCAAATTCTCCGGTAATTTCCCAAACACCGTAACCAACTTTTTTGATTAATTTCGCTTTCTTCAGCGTCGATAAATAGTATTGCAGAGATGTAGCTTTTAGATTCAAAACATCACAAATCTTAGATGGCCTAACACCTCTTTTTATGAACTCATATACTAACAAGTTCAAATCTTTTTTCCCAGTTGTTTTTTGAAGTTCTTTTTGTTTTTTCAATTTTTTAAAAAAACAAGAATTAGCTTGAAATTCGATGCCCCAGGAGGGGGTGGGGTTTGCCGCCCCTCAACCCCCAACATGGGCATCGAGCATTTTACCGTGTTATGCCCCCGCCGGGATTTGAACCCGGGTTTGCGCCGTTCTCCACAACCTCAAGAAATTGAGGTTTATGATAAATAAAAGTGCCTGTCCTTTAGAGGACTGAGGTGGTTGTCTCGTCGACTTGAACCTCGGCGGTTCGAGAGGGCGCCGTCCTTGACCACTAGACTATGGGAGCCTCTTTATTTATCCAGAGGATACTTTAAAAGACTTTTGTTTATGCCCCAACTAGGATCTCCCTAAGCAACTGAGAGGTTATAGGCAGTCCGTATATATTTTAGTCCATTAGTTATCAAATCCTGTGAAATGGCAACATTCGAACCAGATTTTCTATTCTTTATTTTTTGGTTTTTTATTCCAAAAGCCATTTCCAGAGTGGAATGTATTTTATATTTGCTTCATCTCCAAACCATTCTGTTTTTTCTTCTTTTTCTGTATTTTCAGTTATTATCAAAAGATTATTGCACTTTAGTTCTTTGCCTGCTTTAATTAGTGCTCTTATTTCCCGATTCTTAGTTTTTAGATCAGTTATATTAAAACATACTTGAATTAACTGCTTAATTTTTATTCCTTCTTTTACAACAAAGTCCACCTCTTCCTGCTGTTGATTTTTCCAATAATAAAGATTAATCTTGTTGTTTAACTCTTGTTTTTTCAGTTCTATGGCTACCGCGTTTTCGTATAACCTTCCTGAATTTTGACTTGAATTAAATGCTTTTGCATGAACAAATCCATTATCTATACAGTAGATTTTTTTAATTGAAGAAAGTTGTTCCTTAAGTTTGTATGAAAATCTGCTCAAGCTGAAGAAAATAAAAGATTCTTCTAGATATCCAAGATATTTTTCAATAGTATGGCTACTTTTAATATTTGCTATTTTACTTAAAGAGTTATGAGAATATTCATTGCATAAGTTGGATAATAAATAAACCGATAAATCTTCTATTGATTGTGAAGAGCGAATATTATATCTCTTTATTATATCCTTAAAAATTATCGAGTTAAATAATGTCGATAAATAATCCTTGTAATTTATTTTCTTAATTAGGGGCTCAGGATATCCACCATAAGTAAGATACTCGGCTAACTTTTCTTTAATTTCATAGGAAGTTAATTCTCTTTGATCAAGAGCAAGATATTCTTTGAATGAAAATGGCAGAACAATTATCTGAAGATGCCTTCCCGTGAGGTGTGTCGCTAATTCTTTGCTTAATAGATGCGCATTACTTCCAGTTAATACTAGATTAAGCCCTTGTCTTTGCAAACGATTAACAAAAAGTTCCCATTTTGGAAGATTTTGTATTTCGTCCAAGAAAAGTTTTTTAGGGTTTCCATACACAGCATTCATTGACGAGACAAGTTCATCATAATTTTCAGTTTCAATAAGTTTCTCATCATCAAAGTTTATGTATCCAAAGGAGTTTTCTTTCTTTAAAAAATGCAAGCTGAAAAAAGATTTTCCCGCTCTTCTGGGTCCAATTATAACCTTTATTAATTGGTTGTTTAAGTCTAATTTTATGCCCTGTCTATGAATATACTCCTCTTTCAATTTTGAGTCTAACTCTCGCTTCTGAAGTAGCAATAGGTCCTTTATCAT